TGGACAAAATAAAGGAACTACATGAGATTTTTTTGCGTTATCTAATTTTGTAACATTTTGTTTTATACCATCTTTAATAGTCCATTTACGACCATCTTCTTCCCAAATATCACCCTCTTCATAAAATGATTGTTTTTTGTTATAACCTACACTTTGACCACTCTTATTAGTATGTTTGCCTGTCATTAAATTTCTAAGACGTTTAACATCTTTCTTGCCAAATTCTTTTTTTAAAACATTTTCACTCATTATACTATTTTTTTTAATTCAGTAATAATAATATTAATATCAGATGTATTTAGATTACCATCTGCATGTAACATTTTTATTTTATTATAAATTTCTTCAACATTTGCTTGTTTGGGTTGGGATAATTTGAATTCTTTTTTTGACCTTATATTAGGTATAGATTTACTATATCCTCCTGCTAGTGAATTTATTTTTTTCATATGCCTAATTTTTTTAGTTGTTGGATTGTATCTGCAGCTGATGTGTGTAAAATACCTATACCTCCTTGAGATATCCATTGGTCAATATTTGATTTTCTATCATCAATCAAAATATGATTTGGTGCAGCATAATTTTGTTTTGCATGTGCTTGGGCTAATGTTAATTTTATACCAGGCATATTATTTTTAACCCATAACCTTTTTCCTAATCTTGAAGTTGAAGATCTTGAAGGTGAAGATAATAGTTCAGTATCATAATCTTTTATATAATCCCAATATTGTTTTCCATCTTCCATCCAAGGCATTCCTGCCCAAAATCCTACTTTACCTTTACCATCAATTAATTCCCAAAATTTATCTTTTCCAAATTTCTTTTCATAATCTCTTGGGGGCATTCCTTTTGAGTATTTTTCAAATGATTTGTTAAAATCTGTTAACACACCATCCATGTCTGAGTATATTTTATATTTCATAGATGGTGAAGATACGACTTCTTCCTCAGATATCAAAATTTCTTCGGCTACTTCTTTTACAAATTTATTTAACCCAAAATAATCTTTAGTTTCATTTATAGGTTCATTATCATGTCCACATTTATGGCACATAAATAAATCATTACCCCCATCTACTATATTCCAACTCCAACCACATTCATCACATTTAATTTTATCTCCCACAACTGATTCATTTAATGTATCTGTCCAATTTCTAAATGTAATATTACCATCTGTGTATGCTTCTTTTTCAATTTTTTCTAAATTATCATCTTCAGTAGTATTTGTAGTATTAATATTTTCTAATCTATCTTCTAAATTTTGAATATGATGAATCATTTCATGAGCATATGAACGAACTATATCTTTAGGATGTCTACCTTCAGTGTATAATACAATATGATTTTTTTCAGGATCATAATATGCTGTTTTGCCAAAAAAGTCACTAGCATTTTCTGAATCTCCATCTACTAATTCAACTGATGGTAAGGGTTCTATATTTAAACCTTTATCAATCATATATTGTGTTAATTGATCTATTTTATCTTGAACATTTATATTTTTAGAGTATGTAGCATTTTCATTTAAAGCAATTACTGGGGTAGATGTTTTAAAATCTTTTTTTCTCATAACAGTTTTTGCAACTAAATCAATGTCATTAGGTGTTACATTTATAGCAAACGGTATGTTAATATTATTATTAAAATCTTTAACAACAGCATCAAAATCATCATCTACTTTAGATAATGGCTTACCATGTTTTCTATGTAAACGTTTAAACATTCCTGTTAATTCAGGTACTGAAATTGGTTTTATATTTCTTTTATCATTTACTCTATCAAGGAAATGTTTTGTAAACTCAATATCAATACCTAATTTAGCAAATAATTTATCGGCATAAACTTCAATAGCATCTAATTGAGATTTAGTTATTTCTTCATTAATAGATGGACGCAATATTTGAAATATTTCTGACTTTTCTTTTACTTTAGAGGGTAAAAAATTAGAAAATTCTTCTTCAGATTGATTAAGTGCTTTTCTAGCATTTGTTCCACTCATATTAGGATTATAAGTGGGAATAACTTTAACTACTATATTAGGATACTTTTCTTTTAAATTTCCTGTTCTTGCAGCTACATCATCTAAATCATCCTGTCTCCCATCTCTATACCCTATAACAAAATAAATAAGATCTTGAGGGTTATTTTTAGCTAAACGTAAAATTTCTCCAATTGGAGATTTTACAGGTTCTATCCTAACTTTATTAGCTAAATACTTTTTATAAATATCCCATACTAAAATAGATTCTTCTTGTTCAATACCATCACGTACCTTACCCCCAACAAATATTACAAATTCGTCTATTTCAGGAAATTCTTGTAGTGATTTTTCTACAATTTCAAAATGGCCTGCTGTAGGTGGTTTAAATCCACCTCCATATGCTGCTAAAATCTTACCCATTAATAAATGATTTTAATTTTGCTTGTGCTTCTTCAGCTGATACAGAGTTATCAATAACATTTTTAACACCATCATCTGCTAATAATGATTTAATTTGAGCATTAATTGCAGCTTTTCTTTTATCAGATCTTGCTTGTGCTTTAGCATCTTTTGGTTTAGTACCTTGGGGTTTAAAAGGTGTTAAATATTTATCAACTATATCCTCTAAGTTATCTAATTTTTCATCTTTTAGTAAATTAGATACAGATACAAAATTACCACCAAATGCATTTTTGTATATATCATAATTTTGAGTTACATCATTCCATGTACGCATTACAATTGCAGGTGCTAAACTTCTATCTTCACCTCCAGATTTATCAAATCTATCTTGATTTTGTTTTAATGAACGTTCTAAATCTGTATAAACATAAAGCATAAATACTTCGTATCCTGCATTTTCTAATTCATCTTTTAATTTAAGAGTAGCACGGCTAGATGCTCCTGTTCCATCTAATATAAATGATTCTCTACTAGCAATTGCTTTAGGTAAATCTTCATCCTTTAATTTTGAAGCTGCTTGTCTCATTAATTTAGAGGCTTCACTTCTTTCTTCAGGTGTTGCATTTTTTAAATCTAAACTAACTCCTGCTTTTTTTAATAAAGGTACAAAATCTAAATCTAAATTATAGGTAGTTAAACCTGATAAATCTAAACCACGTAATATATAACCTTTACCAGCACCAGGAGCGCCTGCTAATATAATTGCTTTAGGTTTGTTAGAAGCTTCTTTTAATAATCTACCCTCTGTTATGTATTTTTTATAATCAAAATTATCCATAGTTGAATTTTTGTTATAAATATTACAATTTTCTTTTAGCTGTAGTTTTAAATTCAGTAAATATTGGTTTATGTTTTGGATATTCTAAATCAAATAATCTTTTTACAGTATTAAATATATCAATATTTTCATTTTGAGTACGTTTTGACTCATATAATTCCCATCCTTTACCTTGTATTACTCCATCTTTAGGTCCCCTTTTTGAAGACTTTAACCATAATATACCATAACGATCTGCTGTTTTACCATAACATTCTTCATAACATTTACCATAAACTGCTGTTTGTAAATCATATGTAGTTTGAAGATGATTTGATGTTTTAAAATCTATAATCCATAATTCACCATCAATTTCACATACCATATCACAAGTACCTGCTACTTTTAATTCATCTGAAAATATATGGACTTCAGTTTCAATTAATGTTGGGTTGTAAGTTTCCCAAAAGTCTACAAATTTTAAAAACATTTGCCAAACATTAGGGTGATACATTGGTATTCCATTTTGTAAAAAATTTAATTCTTTACCATTAAGATAGTCTTCACACATTTCATGTACTTGAGTTCCTTCTTCACTTGCTTTTTTTACAATCCAATCTGCTGAGTATCCTACTTTTTTTAACCAATCTTGAAAATGTTTACCTTTAGGGTAACAGCTCAAAACATAAGTTATTGATGGGTAATACTCACCATTTCTTTGGTAATACCTAGAATCTGGTAGTGTAATTTGCTTTGCATCTTCACTAATCTCTAAAATCCTATTATAAGATTTTTTGATGTTTCTTTTACTCATATAAGTTGTAATTTCTTCTCCATTAAATTATATTGTGTTAATGGAGTGGTAGTTTGAATTAATTTTGTAAAATCGTTAAATCCCATTTCACTAGGGTCTTTCCCCTGAAGTTCTACCATGTAAACTTCTTTACCTTCATTTATAAATTCTTCAGCATATTTTATTGATTTTTTTATTGCATCTGAATCTAATGCTATATATATTTTTTTAACTGTTGATGTTACTATTTTTTTCATTAAAGAACCCTGTATGTTACTTCCTAATAAAGGTATAGCATTTCTCTTAATAGCTATAGCGTCAAATGGACCCTCACATAAGACTAGAGGCAAATCCCAATTAATAAACAATTCAAAAGGAATAATATTTCTTGATGCCTCTGGGTTTTTATATTTTCTATATGGATCCTTTTCAAATGATCTGCCTGTGAAAAAATTAAGTTTACCATTACTATCATAAGATGGAATAATAATCATATTACTATAATTTCCATACTCACAATATCCTAAATTATATTTTAAAACATCATCTATAGTAATCCCTCTATTTTTTAAATAATTCCATGCTTTTTTACCTATTAAATCTGTTGATTGATTACTAATAGGTTTAAAATCATTTGGTAATTTGACTTCTATTTTGTTTTCTACTGTTTGATATTCTTTTTCTTCAGCTACTAACTTATATAATTCAGTAAATTTATCTGCTGATGCCCTTAATTGTTTAAATAATGTTGAAATTTTAGTACCTTTTTTCCCACATACCCAACAATGCCATGGATTATATCCTTTTTTATTTTCTGAAAAGTTAACTTCTAGTTTTGGTTTTGAGTGATTACAAAAGGGACAAGTATATGCTTGATTGCCTCTTGCTGTACGTTTTCCTGTTCCTAAGACAGAATTTACTAAATTTACTAAAAGTTCATTTACCATGGCAGTAATATACATAACTAATTTAACTAATCAAAGCTATATTAATCGAAGTCTTTAGTATAAAATTTTCCTAAAATATTATCATTCCAAAATTCATCAGGGTTTTCTAATGCTTGGTAAACAAATAAATATTTCGTTTCATAATATGTTAAAAGTTTTTTAGAAGAACAAGCTATAATTATATTTCTTTCCCAATTTTCAGATGGTTCTGTTTTTATTAATTCTTGTAGTTCTTTATTAGAACCCCAATAAGTTTTCCAGTCTGATTCTTTTATAGCTAGTTTATATGATGGTCTTCTACCAACTACTCCTTCATATTGTTTTAAATCTTTTTTTCCTAGTTTTACTTTACGAGTAAAATATAAGATTTTCTTTCCAATATATTTTTTTTGTGAAGGGAGATGAGTTATTGTGTAAACAAACCCATAAGTATCATCTGGGAAGTCTGATATATTCGTAACTTCTTGGTTTTTATATGTCCAATTTATCATGTATCGAAATTTACTACAAATGTTGTATCTGTATACAATGAAATAGGAATTGGTTGTGATAATTTTCCTACAGCTACTAACTGGAATGATTCATTATATAATCCTATGGTAGTTACATAGGGGCTAAAATATGATCCTGTTGCATAATCATAGTATGTTTGGTTAGGGTTATCAATAAAAGATAAGTTAACAGTATCTCCTTCTTGTAATTTTATAGGAATATCTCCGGTAGCATTAAATATAACTTGCCCCCCACCGGGTTTGAGTTGTTCCATATCTAAATTTATTTCATCCCCTTTTAGATAATTTTTTCCTTCATATAATGTAGTTATATTAGTAACTTTACCTGCAGGGCCTACAATTACAGTTGCGGTAGCTCCTGATCCTACTCCTGTTAAAGTATTATAATTTAAAACATAAGTACCAGCATTTCCATCATCCCCATATGTGCTTACATTTATAGATGATGATAAAAGATTATTTACTCCTGATAAATTATTTGATGGTTTTAGCGCAGAAGGATTTTGAGTGTAAGTATATTCACTATCTTTTATAGAACATTTATATTGATTTTCTCTTATTGTAATAGATGAAGAAAATGAAATTGAACATGAATCTAAATTATTATTTCCAATACCAACATCAGATCCTATATTATTTGCCATTAATTTTAAATTTCCTTCTCCATCTCGTGTTAAAATAGCTATACCTTGTGAATAAAATATTTGTCCCACACTACCTGTAAATACTATATCTCCAGCTACATTAGATTGAGTTGCAATTAAATTTCCTTCTTCATCATCGTGTATAAAACTTCTAGTATAATTAAGAGATGAAGTATAAGTTAAATTAAATTGACCACATGGAATTTTTTCTCCAAATAATTTTGAAGGTATTGATATAACTGTAGGACCATTAATATTTCCAGAGGCAGAAAATTGAACAAAATCTCTATTTTGCTTTTCTGATGTTTGTAAAAAATTATCATATCTAGGACCTGTTGTTTTTCCATAGTATGAATTATATTCTGGGGTTGCTCCTGCTAATAGACTTGCTGTAGATGGATTATCACCATAAGATTGAGTTAAATAATTACTATAATATAATTGCTTAATATTATTAAAAACTAATACTTGATCTAATCTAGTTGTAAATCCTGTTGGGAAAGAGCCAGATACATAAGGCCCCTGCATTGATTGGTAAATTTCAATTCCTACATTAGATGCTGTCATATCAGAACCTCTAAAATAGAAGTCTTTATTAGCATAAAAAGGAGTTAATACTACCTCGTTTGTGTTAAATTGTTTGAACGCAGCCATTCATCTTAAAAATCTAATTTTACTCTTACAAGTAATTCTTTTGTAAAATCTTTTTCTAAAGGTCTTGATAATTTAGCTGTTGCTAATAATTCTTGAGAATCATTATAAAGACCTACAGTTGTAATGTAAGTAGTTGGATTAGTAATAAATGAATCATATATAATTTCTCCTGTTGATGATGATATAAATGATGGATTACCCGAATAATTGAATTCACTATTTTTAGCTCTACAAAATATAAAATCTGATGATAGATCTTCTTGGCTATTTAAAGTAAATCCTGTTGGGGCATTTTCATCTAATCCTCCTCTATTTAAGGCATCTATTAATAAATAAGGATTACCTCCATTTGCTAAATCATAAGTATCAGATGGAGTTCTTACTGTATTTAATACAATCCCACCATCAGCATGAGCTCCATCTAAAGCTTCACCATTTAATATTAATAAATTAACATCAGGTAAAACCCAACCATAAGACCCAGAACCTGGGGTCCAACCATCTGCTTGATTTGAACCTGCATATCCTTGTGATACTACACCTGCTGAACCCGATATAATGTTATAATATCTACCAGCATCTGAAAATTGGGCTACATTGTTTACTACACTATCATCTGTTAAAACAATTGGATCTTGACCTACTGTTGAACCTGATAGTTCTAATGTCCAAGTTCCTGGTAGAATACTTTGTTTGTATCTTGCTCTTTCTAAATTTATTACATAAAAATATGAAGATGAATAATTACCAAAAATAAAAGAAGCATTTTCATCTCCTAAAACTAAATTTCTATATTGTCCATAATTAGTTCTTGTAGGAGTTACTCCTATAACTAAAGGATTAAGATATTTACTACCACTTCCTTCAGCATCACAATAAGCTACATCAAATTGGATTTCTGCAGTAACATCCGTAGAAGCTGTTTGGAAAACTGTTATATAATAAGGTGCTGCTGCACTAGCTAATTGTGCCGAACTTGTATAATATTCTCTTAATGTTGGAGAATTATTACTCCACATAGCAGATGTAACTGAGTCATTACTTAAAACCACATCATCACTAGATAATGGTATAAAAGCTCCTCTGCCTCCATTTCTTCTTGCTGTTTCTTCGGGTGTTGCTGCCATAATTTATTTTTTATATAGTTGCGATTGAGTTTAATGTTATTTGTACTGGGACTTGTACTCTTGCACCACTATCTAATCCTATTACTGTTAATGTAGTATAAAGTGAAGTATTATTTCCAAATAAGAAATTATTACCTGTTCCTGTTATTGTTAATGAAGTACCAATTACTGTTTGTGAAACTGCAGTTCCATTTGTAATTATCTGATTAGCATTTTGAGCATTTAAAGCATTTGCCGCGTCAGTATTAGTTCCAGTAGCTACAAATCCTGATGTTGTTTTACATACTCTTACATCTGCTATAGTAAAAGAATACCCAGATTCTGAAGTTCCTTCAACATTTCCTAAGTAATTAGATGTTTTAGGAATTATAGTAGTTGGTGTAAGTTGTTTTTCTTTAATTGCATTGACTCCCCCAACAGTAGGCATTACTGATGTTCCTCTATTTAGTGAAACTAATTTATATTTCATCATTTGAGATTCATCCGGAAAAGCTTCCATTAGAGGCATATTTTGAATTGCTTCACCATAATAAGCTGATCCTGATGGATGGTTTGGATTGTATAATGTATAATCGACTTCATCATCAGATAAAGCAAATTGTGTTATATTAAAGGAGCCATCCCCTTTTGCTAATAACTCTCTTCCTTTATTAGTAAGAATAGCATCTACTGTTATTATCTGATTATTTAAATATCCCATGTTATCGTATTTTGTTTATAAATATATAATTTTTTAGTTTCTATTCCAAGCTTAATCGGAACTTGTTGTACTATCTGTTGCTTTTGTATTATTACTTCCAGGGAATGCATTTTTAGATCTTAACTCATTTATTATATTTAATGCATTTTGTTTTTGTGTAGTACTTAAATCTGTAGGAAGTAAAAATCCACCTCCAGTTTGCGTTAGATATCCCTGTGATCCTAAAGTTGTTTTAGTATCTTTAGTCATTACTTTTCTTTCATTCTCGATTTGTCTTCTTATTGTAAATTTAGTAATTTCTCCAGCATTTATTCCTAGTAGTACTTCTGAAGGATTTCTATCTGTTTTTAAGAATGTAGGTAATACTAATCCAATTTTTCCTCTTTCATGAGTTTGGTAAGGTGTTTCAGCACCAGCACCAGCACCACAACCTGCATTATAAGCTGATTGTACCGTAAATGGATTTCCTTGTCCTGCTGTTACAACATTAGCATCAGTTAATGTTAATACTATTGAATACAATAATCCTGTTCCAAAATTTACGGAATTATTAAACCATGATGGTGCTATGAAAATTTTATCACCTACTGCATATCCAGTTCCTGTTAAGTTAGCAGATATTGAAAAACTATTAAAATTAATCTCTGCATTGCCATTTCTTTCTTCAAAAGAGGTTACTTCAATTGCTCCCCCTGTACCACTACCATTTGTAGTAAAAGTACCAGTAGCACCTGATCCACCAGGACCCTCAATAGTTCTAGTTCTTGAATTTTGGGAATCTGTAGGTATATTACCAATTGGAGGATTAACACCTACAAGAAATTCAACATTAGATTGTAAAAATTCACTTCCTACAATTAAAGTACCAGGACCATTTGCAAAAAATGAGGATGTATAATAATAATTTTGAATTTCTTCTACTACAAAATCTTCTTTAAATGTAATAGATGAAGTTAAATCAGTAACATTCGGGGAAAGTAAAGTTTTTATACCCTCAACTCTTAATATATCCCCTCTTTCTACTAAATATGATTGTTTATTATCTTCATAAAAACCACAATCTGATGAGGAGGGTGCCCATTGGTAATAATTATCTTCATTTGATGGATCTAGGCCATCTAATACCCATGCATACGATTTAGAAATTGTACTACACTCTAAAGCAGGTTGAGTAGATGCACTTGCTACTAATTGATTGTAAGTATGATATACTGCTAATTGTGGGCCTCCAATTGATAGTTTTGAAGAATTTGGTAACCCCGCAAATCCTGCTTTAGGTAAATCTTGTGAAAATGGAACTAAATATGTTCCTTCTGATCCTGTTGTATCACTACCACTTAATAAAAATCCATATTGTGCCCCATCTGGTGTAACCTGACTAGCAGTAACCATTTGAACCGCACTTTCTGCTTGTGGAACATATTTTGTTTTACTATATTGAACATTTATTTCAGGAAATTGAAACTGAGCATCCCCAGTAAAATTATTATACCCTCCATAAGAATTAATTATGGCTTCAGGTATAGTAATTACATCCCCAGGTTGATAACCTGTTGAAAATGGAGAGTTTTCATTATTAAATGTTATCGAATTAACTGAACCATCTCCATCTACTGCAAAACGTAAACCTCCTCCACTACCAAATCCTGTGTTTACGTTACCCGCTGTAGATAAATCAATTGATGTAGGAGTGTTTACAACACCAGCAGAAGAACTTAAAATAATTCCTCCAGCAGATGGGTTTGAAGGATCAAATTTATTAGTAATTGATCCTGTTACATTTCCTAAAAATGGTATAATTTGGCCTAATTGTTGATCTCCTTTTGTATACCAATAAGCTGTAGATGATTGGTTTTTAGATTTAGCATTTGAGTTTATAGTTAAAAATTGTATACTTCCTCCTAATAAATTATAATCTCCTACTTGAATTGTTTCTAAATCAACAAATTTAGTATCTGTAGAGTTAACACTATCAAAAGATACTGCCATTTTTCTATTTGGTGAAAATGTTGAAGATACTGTTTTTTTATTTTCATTAGAACCATCTATATCTACTGACTCTGGTAGTACTAGATTTTTTTGGAAATCTAATGAAACTGAAATTAATGAACTAATAGTAAATTCACGAGAATCATACAAATTAAATTGTTCAAATGATCTATCAAAACGTGCTATATATGCTGGGTAAGCATCAATAACTGATTCTTTTCCATATGAAATATCTCCAGCCCAACTACCAGTTGTTCCATCTAAGAACTCAACTGCAACACTTGAAGAAACTCCACTTCTACCTTTATTATAAGGTTGAGCTTTTAATGATTTAACTGGTCTTACACTTCCAGATGGTGTAAACTTATTATATGTTAAGGATTTTAATTTTGTTCCTCTATATGTAGGATTTAAATGTGATAATGCTGTGTAATTACTTTCAGGAACAGTTGCATTTTCTACTACTAATATAGGAGATGAGGCAGAAAATGGATTATATGTTACATCTATAATAGTTTGTCTATTTTCAGGATAAGAATCATTATAATAATCTAATACATAATGTCTTTTATTTGGTCTACTTTCAGTTACATTATTATTTAAAGGATTATAATCAGAAGTTTCAAATATTATACTTTGAGTATTATATATGTTAAATGAACCAGAAGTTAGAGGATTATAGTTATTTATAACGTTTAAATCCCAAGGAATTAAAGCTTGTGTTTCTTCATATATTCCTCCTACTCCTTTAATATTAAAGTTTGTAAGATTACCTATTAATCCTCTTTCAATAAACATCATTAAAGAGTATGAATAATAAATATTATTCCATAAATCATTATTTTTAACAGCAGCTGCGTTAATATTAGGAGTGATTTCTGGGGGAGTAAACATAAATGAAAATGTAACTGCATTATTCCCAAAACTATTAAGATATGCTCCATCTGGTGTAGGGACTCCATTTATAATAGCATCAAAAGATCCATTTTGAGATCCTGCGTAATTTTCAGCTGGAATGCCATAAAAATATACACTATTAGCTCCATAACTTATAATAGGAGATAAACCTACACCATTACCTACTTGACTTTGGAAACTTATATCAACATCATAAGAAATTTCATATGTTTGAAAAGGTATAATTGTAAAGTCTGTTATTTCTGTAAAAAAATTAGAATAATCATTAGTGAAGGTATTGAAATCAAAAGAATTTACTGAGGTTGCTGTTACTTGTCCTACACTATTCATATCATAAGCAGTGGTAAAATCAATAGTAGGTTGAGTACTAGAAAGTGTTTCTGAAGGTAAAACCTTATTATATGGATTAGATTGTGTTAATAATGTTTCTAAAGCACTTCCACTATATTCACCATCATAAAATTCTTCTTGAAAACTATTTACTTCAGGAATTGATCCTAATGTAGTTATATTATTTTCTAAGTAAGCTTGAGATGATGGATTTAAGGATGATGAAATATCCATTATATCAAAATTTGATATTACTCCAGGATTAGTATACTCATATGTTTTAAATATAACACTTGAAAGTGATATAGGGAAAACATTACTAAGATTATGTGCAAAAATAGTAATTGATTCTTCAGGAAGTATATCTATTAAAGGTGTAATACTAGTAACACTTCCTACACCTGTACCTATTCCTTTAGCTAATTCACCTCTTAATGATGAAGAAACTATTAATTCAAATTGTGAAGCAAAAGCACCCACACCATAAAAAGCTAAATGACATTTAACTGGTTTTTTAGATTTTATATATCTAGTATTAGTTGGATCTGTTTCTCCAAAATCATTACTATATTCAAAGTAAAAATCATGAAGTGAACTACGATTAGCAGCTAAATCACCAATATTTACATATGCTTTGGGACCTACTCCAATGGAACCTATTGTTTGAAGTACAAAACTTCCTGATTGTGTAGATAAAACATTATATTCATTAACACTTCCTCCTGCCCCACCTTCAATATCTACAGTTTCAATACTACCAGTTAATTCTAAATTTTTAGTTGTTAAAGGGATATTTTGAGTAGCATAAGATTGCGTAGTAACTATATCCATTTGTGGTTCTCGGTACCTGTTACGTTCAAGCATATTTTGTTTAATTACAATGCCTGTAGACACACTAGTACGTGCTGGTACATAATTTTTTATTGCATTAAATAATGAAACATCAAAATATTTTATTAGTCTTAAATAGTCAAATATATCACTTCCTACATATTTTCTAAAATAATCATCTGCTATTTTATCTAATTCAGGATAAGTTAAAGATGATTGAGATCTAAATCTAGGATCTGCAATTGCACTTTGTATTGCTCCATATCCTAATGTTTGAATTATATCATCATTAATTTCATTTTGAGGAGAAAAAGCAACTTCTAAACTATTAATATTTTCTGTATAGCTTTGACTTATAAATGGATCTTTTTGTATACTTACTATATCTGATAAACCTGTTCCAAAATTTAAATTACTTGTTGATTGAATTTTATTTGAAATTCTATTTCTAATTCCAATTGAAGGTTGATCTAAAAAGTATGTTTCTACATTCTGTTTACTATATGTTCTTTTTACTTGATTAGCTTCATATCTAATAAAATAACTTGAGGTAATTGTACTATCTACAGGATTTATAAATGATCCTGTTATATATTCAGGTGCTGATGCTGTAATAGCTGGGTGAGATGAACTTATTATTTCTTCATGTTGTAATAATGAAGAGGCTGTAAAGAAACTTTCTAATTCATTTCCTAATGGAGCTCTAAAGTTAACTATATCAAATGAGGATTCAGATCCTGTAATTCTATTACCTTCAATCGATTCAGGATTCATAACAGTATCATTAAATACTGATTCACTTATGTCATTAGAATAATATCTAAATTCTTGAAAAGATCCTGAAAATCCATATCCTGCTTCATTTGTTATAAACCCAGTTGTTCCTACTCTTGAACCATTTAATCTACCTCCTATATAAACCCCATCAACTGCACCGTCTGTACCAAACTTATTCCAACCATGATTTATAGATTCAGATATATAACCCCCATATAAAGCAGTACCATAAAGATCTGTTCCATATACACCCCCAGCGGAGGTATCAAAATTAGAAATTGTAGTTGAACCTTCAAATCCTATACTATTACCATCTTGACCATCATATAATTTATTTTTAGCATATAAAGTATAAGTAGTAATAGATTCATTTGCATTAGAATGATTATCTCTTTGTAAAAGAACTGTCCACCAACCTTTATCAAAAAATGGTAGGTAAATTGGATCAGAAATTACTGTTCCACCATCTTGTACAGATGCAGACATTATAACTCTTAATTCTCCATAATCTACATAGTCACTATTTGATGCCCCTGAATATGAACCAGATGTTGATCCTGTGTAAAATAATGCTATACTCCAATCAAATTCATCATTATCTATTCCATTTGATTTTTTAACTGCTAAAGATTGACTAGCAAAACCATCACCTGCATATGAAGAAGAAGGAAAACCTGTTGTTTTAAATCTAAATCCTACTCCATCAGGGACAATATATTCTGTTTCTGCTATATAATTTCTTTCTAAAGGCATCCAAGGTACTACTGCTGATGCACTAGCCCTATAAGAATTAGCTACAGGGGTATATGCGTAACTATATCTTTGGTACCATAAATCATAATCATCAGTTTCATCTTTATTTTTACCTCCAAATTCACTAATTCTTAAAATAGTACTTGGTATTCCCCAAATATTAATTAATTGTCTTAAACCTGCTATTGTTCCTTTCTTTTTAACAAGATAGGCCATATTATGATAAAGACGTTTAAATATTTCTTTACTTACTTTGTCTATAGGATAAGGAAAACCTGCTGTTACTAATTGTTCTACATAATCTTCCCAAGAATAATTTTCTTGCCAATAGTTAGTAACAGTTCCTTTATTTATAGCTATATAATTTGTTATATATTCGCTGCCAGTTGGGGGAACATAACTACCATCATCATTACCAATTAAACCTATAAAATTATCTTGGTTATTATAATTATTTCCAAATCCAGTATATCCTAAAGATGTAATAACATCATCTGCTAAAGATAAAGGAACACCTTTATCTAGTTGATTTGTAGTATTTAACTTTTCTGTTACTGCCTTTGTATATAACCATAATTCATCAAATGACTGTCCAACTAAATTACAAAATTCAACATAATTGTCATTGTCATTTTGTTCAGTAATAAAAGTAGGAATTGTATAATATAACCAATTTTCATTGTTTTCATCATATACAGAAGCTGAATATACTATACCCCCATAATATTGATTTAAAGTATTATCACTACCTAACCAGGTTTTAACCTGAGTACTAGTAACATCTAATAATTCAAAAGGATATGTTTTTCCTGATGAGGTATCTTTAGGGTATGCATCTGAACTAGTGTTATAATATTGATAATATTCAAATCCATCAAAATTCTTTATTTCATCTTCAATTTTAGTCCATAATGAAGAAATACTAGATGATACAACTGATGCATTTGATGCTGTAGTTGCATTTAATAATCTAATATCATTTTCATAAGTTTGGATATTTGTTACTTTAGTAATAAAATTATTTACCCTTGATTTTGCTGATGAAAAATTTATAAATTCATCAAATGAAGCAGATGAGTAATTTGGAGTTAAATTTATTCCTTTTCTATTTAAAACATTTACTAATTCATCTTTTGATGCTGATGATTTTGTTTGTATTAATTCGTCTTTATTTTTGTAAATACTATCTCCATTAGTAAAATCTCCAATATTTAAATTAGTATTAGGACCTCTTAATTTAACATTCTCATCAGGAATATTAATATTTTCATTAAATATTACTTGATAAGCTAAAGATTCTGCTGTTTTAGTAAAAACATATATTTGATCATCTACTTTGTAAGTTGGAGGTAAACCCTCATATAATTTTATTAAAACTGATGTTTGGGGATTTTCTTCATCATTGGAATCTCCTATATCAATTTTTGTATTTACTCCAATAAAATTCTTATTATTACCAAATGAAATATAAAATTCATCAAAATATTCTGCTGATAGTAGTTGTTGTTGAAACTTTATAAAAGAAGATTGAATATCATCATTTGAAATAAAGTTTGACTTTAATCTTATTTCTGTTCTGTCAGATGATATTTCAGATATATAATAAGTATTATCAATAGAAGAACTTAATTCATTATTTACAAAATTATAAAACGCTTTTAATTCTCCATTAGAATATCCATTTTCTAAAACATCTCTTTCAGGAGTTATATTAATTATATTAGTACCTTCAGCATTAGGATTAGAATTATTAACTATAATATAATCCGTGTAATTATAATCAGCATATTCTACTTTATTTTGAGCATTATATATAAAAAATTCTACATTATTAACATTTTCAATAAAAGATCCCGAAAATTCTTCACTTGGTATTATAGCTTGTGAAGATAACTCAAACCCATCATTTAAAAAACTTGATGGGTTTAAAGTGGAAATGGATGATGAAACTTCTATTAATGCCATTATTTTGTTTTTACTTTTTTATTAATCTCTACCCTCATTTAATCTGTCAATTTCTTCTCTTGCAGCAAATACATTACCTATATCTATATTTAATTGTAAATTTTGTTCTCTTAATTCTGTTATTTCATCTAATAAAGCTTGTATTTCTTCTTGATTTGCTTTGTAGTCTACATACTCACTACTTTGTTCTATTAATGTAGTATGTGAGTTAGGTCCAGTTTTAGGTATTAAAAAGAATAAATTATTATACACAGTAAAAAAATCTCCTGTGGTAGCCAAATTAGGATCAAAAAAACCTAAATCTATTTCAGGTACTCCTAATTCTGTAAATTCTGTATTTACAGTTTCTTCAAATGATTTTTTATCAAAGGCTTGTCTTATTAAAGTAACCGAATTTGATTTAAATTCTTTATATTCTTCAGTAACCCTTCGGATTACAGCTAGTTCCTCTGCTGTGTATTCTTTTTGTGCCATTATCCATTAACTACTTTAAACATTATATCTTGGTCAAATACATGAGTCGTACCATCTACAACTGTTTTTATTAAAATTGTATAATATCTTTCTGGTTCTAATCCATTCATATAAACATCAAAATAACTTGAAGTTGAATCTGCACTAATTTTTGTGTAAGTTTCATCAAAAGGAATCACAAACTCATTAGTATCTGTATCTTTAATAGCATATAAAGATGAACTAGAATGTAAATAAAAATTAGTAGTATACAATGATGAAGTTTGAAATACTATATCTGGGTATTTTGGTATTGCTGCTATTCTAAATCTTTCTATACTTTCAGAATAATATGTTCCATTATTATTATAAACAGACATAAATGCTTCTGGTGTATTTAAGGTTAAGTTTGTTGATGATCCTGTATTATAGTACCAATCTTCCCATTTTAAATCTAGTAATGGTGGGTAAATTGTATTTGTATCAATAGAAAAATATCTAAAAGTAGCTGTTGTAGCTTGACTATTAACAAATTCTTTAGAACTTGATTGTTTTACTAAAAACCCATCATTTGTAAATCCTTTAGTATTGTCTACTAATGAATTAGTATACCAAGTTTTTATAGTATTTGTTACATCAACACTTAAATCAACTCCAAATCCATAAGAAAATATTCTAGATTGAGTTACAGGTAATTCTAAATTTGAACCTGTATACCAATTACCTCCACCTTCATTAGCAGCTGATTCAAAAGAGGCTGTTGCATACGCATTGTAAGGTTCTACTACTTGCCATTTTTCAGCTCCTGTACCTGCTGATCCTGAATATGTTCTCCATTCCCAACTTGCTCCATCTGTTGTTTGGGGTGAGTTTGAAAATTTACCACTTCCCATTCCCCAACTTCCTGATACTGGGTATATTTTTAATTCTTGATCTATATTTAAACCTGAAACTACTGCTGCTGAGTTTATTAAATCAACTCCAAATTTTCTATCACTCCAATTAGATGCTGATACTGCTGGTGATGATAATTTTATAGTAATATCATCTGACATTGGATATCCTACAAATGATTCTGATTTAAATACTAATTCATCTCCAGGTCTATAACCTATTCCATAAGGTGGTTGTGCTTCTAAAACTGCTACTGTTGTTACTAAATCATCAGCATGAATTTTAAAATAAAAAGTGTCGTCAGGATAAGCTGAAGAAAATGTAAATACTCCAGCTCCAACTGTTGAGTCAATAGCTGCGGGTGTTAAATAAATATCTTTATTATCAAAATATGAAAAATAATCTTGACTTACATATGAAGCAGATCCATTATTTACTATTGGAGCCGATATTACTTTATTATCTTTAACTACTAAATTTATTGAAGCACTTAAAGAAGATGTTGTAACTGTATTTTGCACATCATCATTTGATATAATAAATGGACCATAAGTACCATCATTTGCTGTAAATGGGGGAGTAATTACTAAATCATCTACTATATCTCTATTTGGTATAAAATAAGCACCATGTGTTTGAATATGAAAATGTTGTCCTCTACCTACACCTGTAGATGATGAAGGGATTAAATTCCATGCTGGTGTAGTATACCCTACACCATCTGATTGTGTTGGATAATTAGCTGATGAAGTCATAGTTTGATCATATAAAAGATCAGACTGACCTACTTCTGTATTAAGTACCGTAACTCCTGATCCTGATATATAAGTTGTTACCCAATTATTAATTTCTGGTTGTGAAAATTTTAATAAATATCTACTAACTCTAGGTAAAGTATCTTGAATATAGGTAGATGCCTCTAAAATTTCATCTAAACCTGTATTCATACTGGCTGAAATTGAGTACAATGAAGTATCTTTTATTGGGAAAATTTTATATATTGCCATATTTACTTTATTATATTTGTACTACTCTACCTTTTATATCTTGTTTTGGATTTTTTACTTCAAAAACCATAGGATCTACAGATGGGTAAACTACTCCATTTATTGTAGCTGTTGTTATGTCATATGAAAATTTACTATATCCTAAACTTTCTCCAGATAAATTATTTATTGTTATATTATTTACAGTTTGTACACCTTCTACTTTATCTAAAATTATAGACATATCTTTTAATAAGATAGGTTCATTAATTTGCCATTTATCTATTTCAAAGAAATTTGTTAATGAATCCACACATTTAGTTATTACTTCACTATTATTAAAATTAGGTAATACAACAATATCAAATAATACTTCAATATTAACTATATAAGCATCTTTAATATTAATTGAATCATTTATCATTCTATATTCTGATAAATAAGTTTGTAAATTTCTTTTTAATAATAAAGAAGCATTTCTTAATTTTTTATCAACATCATAAGATAAAATATATAAATCTAATACTGTTGGCAATTCCCCAGCTTGATAATCTCCAATTTTTTGAGGTTCGGCATGTGCCTTTGCAATTACTCCTAAATTAGAAGGCATTGATAAGGATCTAATTAAATAATCTTGTGTAGTTACTGTTCTTAATTGATTTTGGAAATTACCTAATGAATTTTGTCTTATTTCTTCTGTAGTATCTCCATCCATTCCTCCATCTGCTGCTTGAATGTTATTACTAGATACTGAATTAAATATTTGGTTTGCTAATGCTTCATTTGCTAAATCAGGGTTAATAAATACAATGTTAGTATCATCTACTACTGTTAAGGTTCCTGATTCTACATTAGCTGCTGCACCTCCTCCTGTTAAATATCTTACTGTTAAAGTAGTGTTGTAAGGTGCAATTCCATAAGTATTAGTAAATACAAAATTTACTGGAGAAAAAGCAGTTGTTAATTTTGTTTTTTCAAAAGGTAAACCTAAACCTACATTATCTGGGTTTGGGATTATTTCTTCTGTTGTTGATCTAGTACTTCCGGCCCCAAACTGTAATTGAAGATTTTTTTCATTTAAAAATCTAGAAGCAAATCTTCTTTGAACAGTTTTTAATTCTAATATATAAGGGACTTCTGGGTCTATTACATAATTAGGGTCATTTGTAGTTGTGTTTCTTATTGTATTAAATACGTTTTCTTGTGCTAAATTAGGTACTTCATACCAAGTATTACCATCACTATCTACTACATCTAATATGCCTATAATATTAGTATTATTAATTGTTCTTGTGTCAAACTTTTTTGATGCTGTAAATACAAACTCTTGAGTATTAACAGTTGCTGAAATTGCTTTTCTTGATTTTTTTAATAAATAATAAGTAGGGTTTAAACCTGATATTTGATATACTGATTCTATAGTTGGGTCTAATGAACTTGATGCTGAGAAATCAATTGCATCTTCAATTATAAATTTTTGAGTAGAATCCACATTAGATACTACTTGTGTATTTTCAGGAATTATTAATGAATAGTTATAATCTGGGACAAATTCTCCTGATACTGCATCAAATATAGATGGTACTTGTTGATAAAAATCAATCATTGTACTTGCAACTGTTGTAACCTTAGGAACATATCCTAAAGAGTAAGCTAAAGCATATAAATTTGTAGTTTGTCTTGCTTTTTGAATAAAGGTTTCTTGGATTTGATTATCTAAATAAAATGATAACACATCCCCTACATAAGCAGCCATTTCCATAAATAACATCCCAGTTGATGTTTCGGAAAAATCATTATAAGTATTAGGAAAATACGTTTTAGAATATTGTATTAATGAATTTCTAAGTGTATTAAAATCTCTATCTATATACCTTATATCTCTTTCTAATTTAGCCATTATTGTAGTAATATATTAATATTATCTTCTATCCCAAAATTTACTATTTGATAATTTAAATTAAAATTTATAGTATTATCATCAGGTTGATTATTAAATTTTATTTCTTTAACTTCAACATTAGGGAAATATACTGAAATATCATTTTGGATTGTAGCTTTTAAATCTTCTGTAGTTACATCTAAAATATTTTCAAATAATAAGTTTCTTAAGTCAGCACCAAATAAAGGTTTAAATACTCTTTCTCCTTTATTAGTTAATAAATAATTAACCATATTTGCTTTTATTTGTTCTCTTGTGGTATAAGTAGGTACAAAGACAGCATCTCCATTTAGAGGAAAACCAAAACCAACCGCTCTACTAGGTTGGAGATCTATAGGAAATTTACTTTGTATTATTCTTGCCATTATTTATTATTCATTAATCCCATTATTTGAGACATATCTACTTCCCCTGGGGGTAAAGTTCCATTAGCAACATCCATATTTGATTGAGGTTGGAAAGATTGAACATTATTACTATTAAAAGTAGCTGCTGTATCTCCTAATATGTTTTTATATGCTTCTCTTTTATCTACTGCATTCATTGTAGGCGTAGATGGTAAAGAAGGAGTTATATTTTCAACTACAGGCACAATAGGAGCTTGTGTTATTACTTTTGGGGTTTTAACAGCTTCTAATAAAATATCTTTTAATTCTTCTTGAATTGCCTCCTTTACGGCTTCTTTTATTATTATTTTTAATGCTGATGTCTTCATTATTGGTTTTATTTATAAATATTAAATTATTAGGCTTTTGCTATGGAGATATTAAATCAAAAGTAGATTGTGGAGTTCCTCCATCATTCGATGTTATCTTCATTAAGTATCCCCAAGATCCTGTAGCCTGGAATGTGTATTCTTCTTCTGCATTATTATATGCCAATACTTCTGTGAGTCTGCTTATAATTGATGCCTGGTTAGGTAATCCTACCCCATATGGAGGAGTTATATTAAGAATAGTATTTAAAAAATCACCTTGATTAATTCCACCAAATGATTCTAGCTTAATTCTAGTTCCGGGTTTATTAATTTGAATAGAACCACTAACTTCTTTAGGTCCTCCTAACATAGTTACTAAACCTGTATTAGGGTTATATGAAGGTATTTCAGGTCTAACAATATTTTGACCATTTAATATAAAATCAGGAAGAGGAGTATTTTGGCTATTTCCACTTCCACCAGTATCTAAATCAGTTCCCCCTATATTTTGTATTTCTGGGTCGGCTATTGCAATGGGGTCTTCATTAAATTTTTCTGTTGAAGTTACATCTATCAAAAATTGATCTATAGTATATTTCATTTCTTCAACTAATACTTGTACTGATGATGCAAATGAATATCTTCCTTCCTGTTGACCTTGAATTCCTAAAGAATTATTATATAAGTCTATAGGACCTATTAATGGGTATCTATCAGTTCCATCGTCAGTTTGTTTAAAATATAATCTACCTGTTCCTGTTTGTTGGTATGCTAATGAAAAATATCTTCTTGCCCATATTCTTCTAGATGGAAAATCAAAAGGGTTATCAGGGTCATTTTGTAGATATAAAGTAAACCAGTTATAAACAATAGGATTTTCAGCATTATATTGTAAAGATGCTATTAAATCTTGTTCACTTAAAATATTCACTGATGGGATAGAAGAATCTCCTAGTTCAGAAACTGCATTTTGAATATCTAATGATACTGATGATTTTATTACATCCATATCTTGTTGACTAACATTAGGACATGAATCTCCTAATTCAACCTTAGCCTGTATATAACTACCCATTATTAAAGATCCTGGGATGTTAGTTACTAATTTGTCTATAGATTCAATAGTTCCGGAAATCATCCCTGTTACTGCTCTTATTAAAGGAGATACTATTGTAACAACTCCTTTTGCTTTACCTAATAGTTTATCTAATCCATCTAAAGCATCTGATAGTATTGTAAGAACACTTATGGGTACTGCTATTGCTGGCATCCCAAAAGCTGTAGGGATTGGAATTGCTTTTATAACTTTAACTGCTCCTTTAACAGTTGTTATTATATTATTTAAATTATTAGCAGTTATTTCTAAAGTTTGTAAGGGTTGTTGAACTGTTATTAAAGCTTGCTTTAAAGAATCAATATTATCTACTGTGTTTGAAATGTTTGCTTTTAATCTTTCAACATCCTTAATAGATTGTTGTTTTTGTGTTTCTGTTAATGGGGGTGGAGTACATAAATTTTCAGGAGTAAAAATACTATTAGGATCTTCAATATTTCCTCTTACTAAATCTTCTACACTAAAATCTAATAATCCTGGGTTGATTTGGGTAGTATCAAAAGTCTTTAAAGATTCATTTACAAGTTTATCTTGCATAGTTGCTAATGCATCTTCTATTTTAGCTGTATTTTTAGCTACTTTTACTACTTGTTTTATTACTACTGCTTCTAATCCCATTACTTACTTTTACTTATTTGAGATTTATACTGTTGAATTTTATTTAACATCTTATTAGCTGCATTTTGAGTTTGAACTGCAGGTACTGGTATTGCTACATTGGGTACAAATGGAATAGGTGTACCTATAGGTGTTTGTAATGCTGATGTTAAACTTATAATATTAATCATTAATGATTGAAAGTCTGCTAAAAATTTATCTCCTAATATAATAGATTCCCGTGCATTTTTATCTCCTAATAATATTTTATCTGATTTTATTATTGTGGTTGGAGAATCTAAATTAATACTATTTATAGAATTTAAATTAATTGAATCAAATGCACTTAACATAATAGAATCATTTTTAGAATTAAAAAATAATCTACCAGAATTTAATATTATTTGTTCATCTACAAATTTATCTGCTGATGTTGGGGGTTGGAAATAAGAACTATAAGACGTGCTTGCTGGTTCTAAAGGAATTGATTGAGCAGATGTTAGATAAATACTTGATTTATCTGTGTTAATATTTTCAACTTGAGGTACCCATGGATCTGTTTCTTCTTCATGTTGCCCATTTTTTATTATTATAATAGGATCCCCAAAATCTCCTCCAGTATTATTTGACCATGGATTTGGAATATTAGCATCTATAACTGTAGAACCTAATCTAATAGTATTTCCCCATCTTCCTTGATGTATTAAATCTCCTTCATAAGGTAATAAATTTCTAATACTTAATTTTTCTACAAAAGTATCTCCTAAATCTATTTCAGTACCTCCATCTGTTACTCTCCTTACTGATCCTCCTTCTGTTTGTTCATAATCCTGTGTTTGGGATTCTGGTATTGTATTATCATTTATAGGATCGGGGATTGCATTATGGTGAACACTATTCCATATATTGATAGGTTGGAAATAATAATATGATAAATCATTTACATTTGATTGTATATCACTATTAGGTAAAGCTATTATATATACTATTTCATTTTCTAATGGTACTAGATTTTGATTTGGAAATAAAGGCTTAGCAAAATTATCTGTTGTAAATTGAGGGTCAGGGTTAGGTTGATTAACTTTATCGAAAAATATACATCCTATAGAACTCCACTCTCCAAATTCTTTAAAGGCTTTATTTTGGGTTTTATCATCAAGCATAGCATATCTAACTCTTCCTGAAAAGACATTAGATAATCCCCCAGTAGGGGAATTCTCTGTGGTTAGAGAATTTAGACCTGTTATGGGTTTAGTTGGCATTTATTCTTCTTTATCTTTTATATTTAATTTTTCCATTTCAGCCATAAGTGCTTCTTTTTCTTCATCACTTATACCAAAACTACCATCTTCACCTTCATTTTGGACTGCTCTTTGAATGATAGTAGCCATTTTAATTAAAGCATCATCATTTTTAACTCCTATTTCCATGTATTCTTTTATTAATGGAACTATAAGAGTGGCATCACCAATTTCTTGTATTAAAGGTTTTAATTCTGAAATTAATCCACTTACTTGTTTTGATTTTTTTCTTTGATTGGTATAAATTTCTTCTAAAATGTCAGAAAATTTTTTATCCCCAAATATTATTGAATCTAATTGGCTCATAATTTTTGGTTATAAATATATCTAAATTAGCCTTTTGAGGAAGGATAATAACCATGTTCTAAATAAATTAAATATTTTTCTTTAAAAATTTTATATAAAACATTAGCTATTTTAGTGATTTTAGGGGTTTTGACATCTACCATTTCTCTAATATAAATGTATAATGCTTTTTTATTAAACACATCTATATTATCTCTTTTTCTAAATAATTCTAAAATAGCATCAGCTATTTGGGCATCATTTCCTTTTGGGAATATAGTATATATTCTTTCTGTACAATCATTAACAAATTGGTCTATAAAAATTGAAAGTTTATCTTCATATTTATAACCTTTTAGTGCTAAATCATCTCCTTCAAATTCTTTTTCTGTAAATTTATTTAAACCTTCTTCCATTTTAGGTGAGGTTATAAATCCTGGATTTAATTGGTCAAGATTAGAATAATTATTTAAATCACTTATGGTTATATTTTGAATTTTTTTCCCATAATTTTTAGTATTGTATACTATTAACCATCTTTTTACTATAGTACCAAAATAAGAATAGGCTTTAGCTCCATTTTCAGGATTAAATAAATGAATCTTTGATAAAAGAAATACCATAAGCTCATGTTGTAAATCTTCTAAATTTTCAACCTCAGTATAATAAAATTTGAAAGTATGAATTATATTTTGAGTTAATTTGTAAAAGGGCCAATGGATGTGGTCTTGATATAAATTGCTTCTTTCTTCTTTATCTGTAGAATTGTTGTATTTTACAATTGCTGCTTCTGTTTCTTTTGTAAAATATACTCTTCCTTTTCTTTCTCTTTTATTTTTTTCTATTATATGGTCCATTTATTCTTAAATTTTCTTAATATTAAAGTCATTAAGAATTTCTTGAATATCTTTTATGTTTTTAAAGAAAAAACCTACTTCATCATCACCTTCAAATGAGCCTTTAGCATCTATTTTTTTTAATCTTTCATCTGTTACTTGTATTACTCTAGATATATTATCTAAATATTTTAAATACCCTAGTAAAATATCTTCCTGTTTTTCGTTTTTTCGTAGTAGATTAATAGTCGTAAAACCTAGGGCTACGACTATTATTGAAAGTATTATTATTGTTGTTATCATAAATTATCTAACATATTTTTAAGTCCTTTACTTTTTATTGTTCCTAACGCTTTAGACTTAGTGGATTTATTATTATTCGACAATGTATAATTTTTCTTGCTAGCATCCACGCTATTTTTAAATTTAGGTAACCATTCCTTTTCAAATTCAACCCTTGCGGCTAACATATCGGCCTGGTGTAATATAAAAGGTAGTGAAGTTCTTGGTTTAGTTTCAGGCATATATGATTTTAGATATTTATCATTTGCTGGGTCATACAAACCATCATGTGTTTGAATTGCTACCATCTCATTAAAAGTATACTTAATATCATGTTGTTGGAGTAAAAACAATCCTCTATCTGGAACGGAGGCAAATGCAATTTCTTTATTATGCATATAATCCTCACCTAATTTATCTTTTCTCCATTTATCAGTTTGAGGTAAATAAGATTCATGAGTATCATCTCCCATTTTACCTAAATCATGATTAATAGCTGAAAATACTAATTCTTCTTTAGTAAATGTAGACATATCCGCACCCATTTGTTCCCACAAATCTGACTGTAATAAAGCACAATTTACTACTCTATTAACATGGTCTATGTAACCACCTGGAAAAGCATTATGGTATTCTTTTTTATGTGAAGCTGGCATCATTATAAGACGATCTTCAAATTTTTTATAAAATTCTAATAATTTTTCTTTTCTGGGGGATGAAATATGTCCCTCAATAATAGTTGTAAATTTTAACCAATTATTTTGGATTTCTTGAGCTGATAGTGTCATAACTTTTATTTTATTTTTATCCGTTTCTTAATGCTGAATGTTCTCTTTCTAATGTAGATTCTAAATCTCTAAGAATATTTTCTGTTTCTTCTATTTTTTTAATAAAATCTTCAACTGGTTGTTGTGATTTTACTATTAATTTTAAATTAGTTAAATTTCCCTGGATTCTATTTGTTAACCTAACTATTGTTTCTGGGTTGCGTAATGCCATATTGTATTTATTTTAATTAACCTAGGTATACCTTATACCCCTTGTACCTTATTTTTTTTAATCTCTTAATTATCTCTCTTTCCCTTATCCCTGTACCTCCAAGATACTATAATTGTTTTTCATCTCCAACCTTAGATTGAAGACTTTTTGCTTTTTTTAATATTTTTAATAAAACAGCACATTTTTCATATTCTTCTTCTTGTTGAAAGAAGTTGATACCTAACTCTAATGACGTATCTAAATATTCGTCTGAGTAATATTTTAAGGCGTCTATATGCGAGATATCATTAAGATCAACGTTTTGTATATACCCCCAGGCTCTTTTATATGTAACAAATTCTCCTGCTTCTTTTATATCTTCTACATTAAATTCCTCATTTGCTTTTTTAAAAAAACTCAATACTTTTTTATTAAAATTAATGTGGTTTAAGATTAGTTTTTTATACATTCCTATATAGTACATAGGAGATGATTTTAGATCCATATATGTTGTTTTCCCTGTTGATAAATCATTATCATCATGAGAAAATAATCCAAATATGTTATCTAAATTTGCCATATAATTATTTTATGTTTTACCTTTAATTTTTTGGAGTGCATACTCCCACTTCTCTCCAACTGTTTTATATTTATGTTTACTTTGAGAATCCATTTTTTTACATTGTTTCTCAAATTCCCCCTTAATTCCCATTCTTTCTACCTCTAAGTAGATTTCCATTATGGTATCTTCGTATGCAGACATTTTTATTAATTTAGAAATTACTATCAATATATGTTATAAATACTAGTATTCCAAATGATTTTGGAAATATTTTCTAGTACCATTTTGATTTTTAATAATATAAAAACCTTCTAAATTTAGACTACCAACATCATCCGTTATACATATCAAACCACCATAAAAATCATATATATAATGCGTTAAATCTTGCGTATACTCGCCGACCTCTACACTCCCATAACAGTTGTCGAAAATAGGATTAAATCCAATATAATTATTATTACCAATTAAATCTAAATTTATTGAATTATTAGGACCTACAATACTTACGGTAGCTTCACAAGTTTCTTGGTAATATTGAAAAGCTGAGTTTGCACAGTTAAAAGGATCACTCCATTCAGAATATGAGTAAGTAAGAGTATCATTTAAACCTAGTGGGGGGTAGTAATTAGTAGTATTAGAGGCGATAGTACAAGTAATACCATCAAAACTAAAACCTAATTGTGCAACATATACTGAATCTGGGTGAGGAACCCACCCTGGTGTAGAAGAATTTGAACAATTATTGTCATTCAAAGTTAAAGTTATAGTTTCTTCATCCCAATCCATATCTAGAAGTTCTAGATCACACGTTGAAATTTGAGATAATAATGATGAAGAATAAACAAAAAACGCCCAAAAGAAAAAGAGATTTTTCATTGAAATATGTATTAAGTAAATTATAGGGATTGACAACTTTTTGTCATTAATACATATGGGTAGGCAAGGAGAGACTTGAACTCTCATGTAACCAATTACTCTTTCTACAAGGTATAAGCTTGAGGAGATACATGCCTATGTGGTGAACCCGGTAGGATTCGAACCTACGACCGATACCTTAGAAG